CGATGCCGGTTCGACGGGTATACATACCGAAGCCGAACGGAGGTCAAAGACCGTTGGGGATTCCCTGCATCCGAGACCGCGTCGTGCAAACGACGGCCGCTCTTGTGTTAGGGCCGATCTTCGAGGCAGATCTGACGGACAACGCTAATGCGTACCGCCCAAGGAAGAGCGCGCTGGATGCCATTCGGCGCGTCCACGCTTTTCTTCAGGGCGGATACACTGACGTTGTCGACGCGGACCTCTCGAAGTACTTTGACGAAATCCCGCACGCCGAGCTCATGAGATCGGTGGCCAAGCGGATCAGCGATGCCAAAGTGCTGAAGCTGATCAAGCTGTGGCTGAAAGCGCCGGTTGAAGAGCGCGACGAGAAGGGGAACCGTCGACTGACGGGCCGTAAGGGACAGCAGAAAGGAACACCCCAGGGAGGAGTAGCCTCGCCGCTTTTGGCGAACATCTACATGCGTCGGTTTCTTCTGGCGTGGGAGAAGAAGCAACTCCCCGAGAAGCTGAACGCCCAAGTGGTGAATTACGCCGATGATTTTGTCATTCTGTGTCGTGGTACGGCTCAGAAGGCACGAGACGCGGCCGAACAGATCATCACCGGCATGAAGCTCCGAATGAACCAAGAGAAGACGCAAATAGTGGACGCCACGCGGGAACCGTTTGACTTCCTTGGATACACTTTCGGTCCGTGCTTCGCGGCGAGGTCCTTTGCCACCTATCTCGGGGCAAGGCCGTCCAAAGGGCGGATTAAGCGCCTTTACGGGAAGGTTCGCGAGCATCTGAGGAGAGGGAACAACGATCCTCTGGAGGAAGTTGTGGATACCCTGAATCGGACGCTTGTGGGCTGGTCTCAGTACTTCTCCTACGGCACGCTGTCCAAAGCGTACCGGACCGTGGACTACCTCGTGCGTGCACGACTACGGTGGTGGCGCTGTCGCAGGCACAGGGCGAAGGGGAGAGGAACACGGCGGTTCCCCGACGACAAGCTGTACAGCAGGTACGGGCTTGTCTGTCTGGACAAGCTCCTCGTAGCCAGGCGTTCGAACGCTTGAGGTGAAACCAGTCCGAGAGCTGGATGCGGCAAATCCGCACGTCCAGTTCGATGAGCGGGAGGTGGAAACGGGTCTGCTCATTGCCGACACCGCGCCACCTCTCGACTCTACTCAAGCCTACAAAGTTGAGGTCAGGAGACACCGACCGATTTAACAGAGAATTAACATCTGCGTTGGATCAACTGACAGTATTCAGGGTGTTGAATGCGGTAGAAGGGCAAAGGAGTACGTCATGAATAAAGCATTCGTCGCCCTTGTTGGTGTATACATGCTGGCAGAGTTGGTCGATGACGCGAAGCTTCGGCAGGCGCTGGAGAGCCTGCCGAAGCTTCCGCAGTGGAGCGAGATTCGCCAGATTATGGAACGCGAGGTCCGTCGGCGCAACGAACTGTCGCTTCAAGCCGCCACGGGGAGGGACACCCCCTCAGAGGACGCGGCATAGCAGGAGCTTCCGCAAGTACCAAGGCGATGGCTACCGACTCAAAGAGAAGAATACACTCTGGACTCCTCAACCTCAGGCCGGCGATTTGGGCTCCCCGTTTTCAAGATCCGCCGGCCTTGGCATTTGAGAACTGATATCGCAGACCGAGGGCTCGGGCGGGGGAAGGGTAGAGGAACGGACAAGCATCGCCGAAAACAAGGTGGCCCAAAACATCAGTACCCGGGGGTTCCTTGCCGGTCAACCTTGCGTGCTTTTGATGTACTTAAAGAACAAATTACCTCGAGCCATTTGTTAGCTCTCTGATACCTAATTTTTGTTGCCAATGTCTAAAATCTATGATATATGCATAGAGTGCCTTGCATCAAGGTGTTTGTCGAAACAACAAAGCGAAATGCGTTCAGGAGGAATTGCATCGACTATTTTTGATTAGGTGCGGGAGGATACACATGAGTGTTCAAGCAATGATTTCGGGTCAATGGGTAACTGTTGCTGACATTCTCCCATCTGGACAGATCACAGAATTCGCTGCGTCGATCGTTCCCTCAGGCTGGCTTTTATGTGACGGGTCCCCCGTATCGCGCACAGTTTATACAGCCCTATTTGCAGCAATAGGAACCGCATACGGTTCCGGCGATAATGCAACCACATTTAATGTTCCAGATCTCCGGGGTCAATTCCTCCGAGGCGTCGATGGTTCTGCCGGGGTCGATCCCAACAAGACAACTCGTGTAGCTCTCAAACCAGGTGGGAACATCGGCAATAACGTCGGCTCCCAGCAGCCCTGCGCAACAAAACAAGCCTCCAATCCATTCGCCACAGTTGCAAGCAACACACTAAATGATGCACCAGATCACACTCACCAAACCATGCTTCATTTTCAGGGTGCAAGCGGTTCAGGTGGCGCTCAACCTGCGGGTTCCACACAAACTGCAAATCCTAATCAGAATCACACCCATTCAGTACCAGTCATGACAGTAGTTGGTGGAGATTCTGAAACTCGTCCACCTAACGTGTATCTCAACTACATTATCAAAATCTAACGCGGAGAACATATGAATGCAATAATAACGACCGAAGAAGGACAGCAAGTAGTTCTGGCTGATCTAACTCCTCCGGGAGCTATTTCCGGGTTTGGTGGAGCAGCTGTCCCGTCTGGCTGGTTGCTGTGTGATGGTTCTGCAGTTAGTAGAACAACTTACGCATCCTTATTTGCTATCATAGGCGTCGCCTACGGTTACGGCGATCAATCTACCACATTCAATGTGCCAGATTTTCGTGGTCAATTCCTTCGCGGTGTTGACGGTTCTGCTGGGGTCGATCCTGACAAGACCACTCGTGTGGCCCTCAAACCAGGTGGGAACACCGGCAATAACGTGGGTTCCCAGGAACCTTGCCATACAAAAACGCCCCTGAGCTCATTCTCAATTCCTACAAGCACTTATGGCACGGGTGCTGATTCTCCAGCACACACTCACCAGTATAGCGTAGGTTTCGCCAGCAATGGAGCGTCCACTTCGCAAAATTCTCCCAACGCGGGTGGTTCGGATCAAACTGGTGGGGCTAGCACGCGCCATAACCATCCAATTCTAGCTTTGTCAATAAACGGAGGCGATCCCGAAACGCGTCCCACCAACGTCTACGTCAACTATTTGATAAAGACTTAATCAGGAGAACACACATGGGAATTACAGTAGCTCCAAGCGGTGCGAAGCCGTCAGTAATAGCAGATGCCAATCCTTCTGGTCTTGTGCGACCTTACGTTGGAACCTCTGCTCCTGATGGATGGCTAATGTGTGATGGTTCAGCTGTTTCCCGCATAACGTACGCTAGTCTATTTCGAGTCATACAAACAGCATTTGGTTATGGAGATCAATCTACCACCTTCAATCTTCCAGACCTCCGTGGCCAATTTGTTCGTGGAGCTGACGGATTGGTTGGAGTTGATCCTGATGCTTTGACTCGGGTCGCTCTAAAACCGGGTGGCAATACCGGCAACAGCGTCGGGTCTTCTCAGGGTTGCAAAACAAAGGCGCCGATCAATCCATTTACCACCTCTGCGGGTAATACACAGAACGATTCTCCAGCACACACCCACTCGACAGAAGTCGGCAATACCTCAGGGAGTTCTGGCAGCGGTTCGCAGGCGACCTACTATAAGACAGGCGCGATGGGCGAAACTACTGGAAATCCGTCTATTACACATACCCATCCAATTCCAGCTTTGTCAATAAATGGGGGCGATTCCGAAAGCCGTCCCACCAACGTCTACGTCAACTATATCATCAAGATCTAACTGAAATAATGCTTAGGAGATAGACAATGAAAGAGTACATGCCTGGGCAGGGCTCATACAAAGTTGAAGAGGCGGGTGGACTTACAGGAATCCCGCAGGCTTATGATGTGGATACGCATTTTGGCACCCTCATCCTTGATAGACAAGACGTAAATATAAAGGCCCGAGGCTTGGATATCACTTTGTCGTCCATATTCAATTCTGACCACATGTATTCCACGATAATACCAAAAGTTTCAAAAAGTGATGGTCCCGCAAATACAGCACGACCTATCCCAAACTCTATGATGACTCTCCCAGCCGACCAAGCAAATTTCTACCGTATTGCCAACGGCTGGTCATGGGATCTTCCATTCGTGCTTCTAGGTGTCAAAGATGTAATGAAATACTGCCCAGGTATGGGAAAGATATTTGACTTCATGTCTGTTCTCACGACGGAAGCCTGGGGCAATGGGACGGGTAACCACTCATGGACCGAAGGTTACGAAGTTACTTTTGCGCCCGAAGGTTCTGGCCAGAACAGTCTCGTAACAATCGTAATTCCT